CGATGATCGCATTGATGTTGTGCCCGTTTCGGACCCGAATGCGTCCACGATGGCACAACGGATCATGCAGTACCAAGCTGCCCTTCAATTAGCGGCTCAGGCCCCAAATCTGTACGATCTCCCTCTTCTGCACAGGCAGATGATGGAATTGATCGGTATACCGAATGCTGACAAGGTCGTACCCGACTCGGACGAGGTGCCGCCCAACAATCCTGTCAGCGAAAATCAGGATATACTCACGCAGGCTCCTGTCAAAGCATACGAGTATCAGGACCATGATGCCCATATGCGTGTTCATATGGCACTCAAGAATGATCCACAGATTGCACAGGAGATGCAGAATAGTCCCGCGGGTCAAGCGATATCCGGCGCACTCGACTCCCATGTCCGTGAACATTTGGCGTTCGTATTCCGTAAGCAGATCGAAGAAGAGCTTGGCGTGGAACTGCCACCTGAAGATCAGCCGCTACCGGAAGATGTCGAGAAGAGACTCAGTAAGCTTGTTGCTGACGCCGCGGATCAGATGACTGGCAAGAAGCAACAGCAGGCGCAGGCTGCACAGCAAGCCGCGCAACAGCAAGATCCGATCATCCAACAGCGCGAGCGTGAACTTGGCATACGCGAGATGGATGTTCAGCGTAAACAGCAAGCTGATGCGGCCAAACAGCAATTGGAGCAACAGAAGGTTGTTGGCAAAGAGCAACTCGACCAGCAGAAGTTGGCGTTGCTTGAGCAGAAGTTGGCGTTGCTTGAGCAGAAGATGGACAGTGAACTACAAATAGATGCGGCGGAGCTTCAGTTGGAACAGCAGAAGCTTGCATTGCAGGAACAGGAGTTAGCGATAAAGACGGACGCGGATGAAAAGAAAACTGCGGCCTCTCAGGAGATTGAGGGCATCAAGCTAGGCAGGGAAATGGCGAAGGACGCTGACTATGAGTGAGGATGTCCTAATGGTCCTCAGAAAAAAAATTAGAGATCAGATGAATGACATAGCTGATCACATTTCCTTGGGTTCTGCAAAAGATATAGAGGAATACCGTAAAATGTGCGGTGTCATAGAGGGATTAGCTTGGACGGAGCGTGAAATTATAGACTTAGATGAAAAGATGAGGGATTTGTAACCTGTACTTCGCTGTTATAGCGCAACAATTCAACGAGATGCTGACATGGCTACACTCGCAATGAACACCCCAGATAAGACACTGGCCGGGGCCTTAGCCCCGCAAAATACCGAACACAAAGCTACTCCTGACTTTGCATCGCAATTACCGGAGCCGAAGGGCTACAAACTCCTAATTGCACTCCCAGAAGTAGAAGAAGCTACCGAAGGTGGCATCATTAAATCGGCTGAGTCCCAACACGAGGAGGCTATTGCCACGGTCGTGGGGTGGGTGATGTCGATGGGACGAGATGCTTACGTCAATTACGGCAGGTTTCCCAATGGTCCGTATTGTCAGGTAGGTGATTGGGTAGTTTTCCGGGCATTTAGCGGTACTAGACTAAAGATCCACGGTAGGGAGTTCCGCTTAATCAACGATGACACTGTAGAGGCGGTTGTAGAAGACCCCAGAGGCGTGGAAAGGGCCTAAGATGAGTGACGAAATCGGAAGGATGAGCGAAGAAGATAAATTCTTGGGCGTGAGGACCACCATGGAACTGCCTTCGGACACTTCGGCTTCTACGCAAGTTGATGAAATTGATGTTGAAGTTGTGGATGATCGCCCGGATGATGATCAACGTATCTCTGGAAAGGTTTCTTCGTCAGATGATGACGTAGCAACAGACGAAGAAATTTCTAACTACGGGAGTCGTGCCCAAAAACGTATTAAAAAGCTGAAATGGGAGTTCCACGAAGAACGGAGGGCCAAGGAAGCGTCTGACAGGCTTGCAGGTGAGGCTGTGAACTACACACAGAACCTCCAAACCGAAAACCAGCGGTTGCTCAGGCTCGTTCAAGACTCTCAGTCCGCTCTTGATCAGCATAGTAAGTATGGTGCGGAGGCTGCGGTTGCTATAGCCGAAGCCAATTTCAAGCAAGCACACGAATCTGGGGAATCGGATCAGATTGCGCGGGCACAAAAAGCCCTGACTAGTGCACAGTTGGCGGAAGTTTCTGCTCCCGCGGTATCAAACAGAGTCACAGAGAGTTGGAAGCAGAATGTGTTGTCTGAAGAACGTCAACGGGCTCAACAACAGCCCCAACAACAGCCCGCACCACAAGAAGCGCCAGCATCTGGAGCGGCTATGGAGTGGCAACAAAACAATCCTTGGTTTGGTGATGATGAGGAGATGACAAGTCTTGCGTATGGTGTGCATGAGAGATTGGTTCGTAAGGAGGGTGTTGACCCAGAGACTCAAGAGTACTATGAATCAATAGATAAACGTATGAGGGAGAAGTTTCCTGAGTACTTCGGTGTCAATGACGCAGGCTCTTCGGGGTCTGTGGTCGTTGAGACTGCAACTCGTCGCAAGACGAGCCCCGTGGTTGCACCAGCTAGGAGAAACAATGGTGCCATGCCGCGCAAAGTCACATTGACTTCGACCCAAGTCGCACTCGCGAAACGCTTGGGGATAACGCCACAGCAATATGCATCACAGCTTATCAAGGAGATGGTATGATGGCTGACGAACGCGCCCCAAGGGAACCTAGGGCACTGGAGGATCGCGAAAGCGAGACTCGTGAGATGCCTTGGGAGCCCGCATCTATACTTCCAGACCCAGAACCGCAAGATGGTTGGGTGTTCAGGTGGGTAAGGACATCAATGGTTGGCACCGCGGATAACATGAATGTGTCAAAGCGCTTTCGTGAGGGGTGGGAACCAGTTAAAGCCGAAGATCACCCGGAACTACAGATTATGAGCGATCATAAATCGGATTGGGCAGAGAAGGGCGGAATCGAAGTCGGTGGCTTATTGCTCTGCAAGGCACCAGATGAATTGGTGGACAAGAGGCGTTCTTATTACAAGAAACACGCCGAATCCCAGATGCAGGCTGTCGATAACAACTATATGCGTGAGAACGATCCTAGGATGCCTGTTCTCGCGCCTGATCGTAAAACTCGTGTAGCATTCGGCGGCAAAGGTCGCTGATGCTTTACTACTAATTTAGGAAATAATTATGGCTACTACCGCAGCCCCATACGGGGCTAGGCCCATCGGCACTACAAGTGCAGCGGGCTCGTTTACGGGTTTGGTACGCCACTTGCCAATAATTACCACATATGGCACCGCTATTTTTAACGGTGACTTTGTTAAGCTTGTGGCAAACGGCACGATTGAAAAGGATGCCGGAACTGCGACCTTGGCTGCTGTTGGTATTTTTATGGGGTGCTCTTATACAGACCCGACAAGTGGACAGAAGACGTTTAGTGACCAATGGCCCGCATCGAATGCAGCAACGGATGCAGTGGCTTACGTCCTTGACGATCCGAATGTTGTATTTCAGATGCAAGGTGACGAAGCAGTAAACACTACAGACCGTGGATTAAATGCGGGCGTGGTGCAGACGGCTGGCAGCACCTCTATCCGTAAGTCCAAAAATGCTTTGGATGCAAGCACACCAGCGGCAGCGCTTACGCTGCCGCTTCGTATTATAGACTTCGTTGATGGACCCAAGAGTTTGGCTCCAGCAGGTACGACTGCTAGTGATGCGTTTCCAGATGTGATCGTTAAGTTCAACGCGGCGTCTACGTTTACAGCGTCTCCTCATTCCTACAACAACCCTACAGGGTTATAGGAGATACTGCTAAATGGCTATTTCACGAGCACAACTGCTCAAAGAACTACTTCCGGGGCTGAATGCTCTTTTTGGCATTGAGTATGCTCGTTATGACGATGAGCATTCTGATCTCTACGAGACGGAAAGCTCCAGTAGATCCTTTGAGGAAGAAGTGAAGCTTTCGGGCTTCGACGCTGCCCCTGTGAAGGATGAGGGGTCTGCGATTTCTTACGATGCTGCACAGGAGAGCTTTACGGCTCGCTACAATCACGAGACTATCGCCATGGGCTTTGCCATTACGGAAGAGGCTATGGAAGACAATCTCTACGATTCCTTGTCGGCTCGTTACACCAAGGCTTTGGCTCGCGCCATGGCCCACACCAAGCAGGTTAAGGCTGTTGTTCCTTTGAACAATGGATTCACTGCTGCTTATCAGGGCGGTGATGGTGTAAACCTTTTCACAGCGTCAGGCGATGGCGTAACTGGTGGTGACGGTCACCCGCTTGTTTCCGGTGGCAAGAACTCCAACCGTCCAGTAACTGCCGTTGACCTCAACGAGACTTCTCTTGAGGCTGCTGTAATTCAGATTGGCAAATGGACCGATGAGCGTGGCCTAATGATCGCTGCTCGTCCCCAGACGCTTGTCATCCCGCCCGATTTGCAGTTCGTGGCGACACGGGTGATGAAATCTGATCTTCGTCCCGGTACTGCGGACAATGACATCAATGCTGTACGGTCGATGGGTATTGTTCCGAATGGTACAGTTGTGAATCACTATCTGACAGATACGGATGCGTGGTTCCTTCTTACCGACATTCCGAATGGGATGAAGCACTTCAATCGTGTGGCACTGGAAACGAGCATGGACGGTGATTTCGATACCGGAAATGTTCGCTACAAGGCTCGCGAGCGTTACAGCTTTGGCGTCTCTGATCCCCTTGGGATCTGGGGTTCGCCCGGAGCGTAGTGAGTAGTGGGTGGGGACGGTCCTATACTGGGATCGTTCCCGCCCCCTTCTTTTTTCCTGACTACCGATAAGCGGTAGACACTAGCCACGACAGGGAGAAACCAATGGCTAATACAACTTTTTCAGGACCAGTACGATCAGAGAACGGATTCCAATCCGTTGATAAGGGCAGTTCAACTGGTGCTTACACCACCAGAGTCGTTCTAGGAGGGGGTGTTGGACACGCTTCAGGCGTTACAGTCAACACCTCTGCGGGCGATAGTCCAGCTATCGGTGAGTTTACCCAGCCAGCCAACACCGTCCTCACCAAC